TTGCCAAGCATGGCGGTGCCGATGTCGACCGGATCAATTGGGTGTCTGTCGTCGCTGCGGTGCAACGCATCGTGCAGGAGTGGAACGCTGCGCGGCGTGAGGCACTCTATCTAGAGCAGCCAGCGACGCCGATCACAATCCAGTGAGGGGGGCGTGGGTGGCGGGGGGAGCCGGCTTTCGAGTGACGGGGGTTACCCCCCTATACCTCCACACCCTCGCAAACGCGCCAGCCAGAAATCCAAATTCCGAAATTTTTTGAGCCCAAATTCCGAATTTTTTTGATCTGAAATTCCGAATTTTTTTGATCCCAAATTCCGAAATTTTTTGACCTAAAATTTCCCTCTGTGAAAATCCTCCCCTTCGTCGCCAAGCGCAAAAAGCGCACACCGCCCGACCACGTCGCAGGAGAGTTGATTCAGCTTGAGGACCACAAGCCGCACTACAGCGGACTGGCGCGCTGCCTGCAATGCAAGCACGAGTGGATGGCAGTTGCGCCTGCGGTGAGCGCGTACCTGCAGTGCCCGAAATGCGATCTGCACCACGGCGTGTATGTCGGTTTGCATCACCGCAGCGAGCCCCACTGGAACTGCAAGTGCGGCAACGGGCTGTTCGCGGTGACGCCGAACGGGGCATACTGTCCACACTGCGACACTGACCAAGCCCTGCCGTGAGCGTACAACTCGCCAGAACGAATCACGATCTTTTCCTGCACGAGTACATCGCGCGGGGCGCACGTCTCTCCCTCGCGGGGGCTGCCGCAGAGGCAGCGGGCCTGGAGCCACGCTCCGCACAGTCCACGCTGGCTCTGCCGCACGTCAAGGCAAGGTTGCAGCAGATGCTGCTGGAGCACTTCGGCGAGTTGGAGATCACCGCCAAGCGCACCTTCGAGGAAATCGCGCGCATCGCTTTCAGTGATCCGGCAGAGTTGTTCGACGAGAACGGCGACATGCTGCCGCTGCACAAGATGACGCCGTCCCAGCGCGCGGCGATCGCCAGCATCGACTTCGAGACCGTCCTGCGTGGCCGCGGGAACGCCGCCATGCCGGTGACTACCGTCAAGATCAAGTTGTGGGACAAGCCGGGGGCGCTGAAGGTGCTGGCGCAGCACTACAAGATCATCAACGACGACAAGGAAGGGCTCAACGCGCTGGCCGGCGAGTTGGCCGTGCAGTTGCGCGCGGGGCGCGAGCGGGCTCAGACGGCACGGCGGGCTCCCACCCCGATCACCCCCCTCACCTCGGTCGTCGATACCTCCCTCACCGCTGTCGAGGACGCGCGCATAATCCCGCCCGTCAACCCCGCTACCTCTGCTACCTCTGCCACCCCCGTCAAGGAGACCGAGCATGAACAGATCTGGTAACTCCACTGGCCCGCGCTGGGCGACCGACCCCGCGTGCTTCCGCGCGCTGGCCACGGGCAGCGCCATCGGCGGCGTGTCGATCGGCTCGGCCAACCAGATCGAGGCGGCTGGCGAGGTGCGCAAGGCGCGCGTCATCCGCACCGCGGAGAGCCGCAGCACCGTCGACATGGCCCCGGTCGACGAGGGTCTCGCGCCGTACGCACCGACCAATCGGGTGTGGCGGTGATCGGCACCGCGTTCCTGATCGCAGCACTCGTGCTGTTCATCCTGGCCACCGTCGGCGTGCCCAGCCCGCCCCGGTTCCAGCTACTGGCCGCAGGGCTCGCCTGCTGGGTGGCGGCGTCACTGGTCGGGCCGCTGTCGCGATGAGCGCGTGGACGGCTTGGTGGATTGCCATGGGGGTCTTCACGGCCCCTGTGGTCCTGTTCGTCGTGGATGTGTGGGGTCCACCGAAGTCGCTGAAGCCGCCACCGAAGGACTGACACCCATGTTCTGGGTGGAAGCGGCTGTCATCTTCGTCGGGATCCTCGCGATCCCGGTGATCATCGTGCTCATCGAGCGGTGGTGGTAGCGTGCCGCTGATCAGCAAGGACGGGCGCGGCCTGACCGACAAGGCCGGCGTTCCGATGCTTGAGCAGAAGTCGGGCAAGCCGTACGCCTTCTTCACCGACGTCGAGATGTCGGACAGGTCCATGCGCAAGCTGGCGCTGGCGCTGGCCGGCGCGCACGCCGTGATCGTCAGCGAGGATGGCGTAGCCGTTGCCCACCACCTCTCTCAGTGGTTGTGCGCTGAAGCCGAGATGATCTGCTTCATGCTGCGCCTGCGCGACCCGACGTGGCCGCTGAGATGCTGAACCGCGCAGTCGTCAGCCCAGGGCTCACCCAGCTATTCGAGGATCTGTCGCGCTACGCGGACGACCCGCTGGGGTTCGTCATGTGGGCGTTCCCGTGGGGTGTCAAGGGCACGTCGCTGGAGAACCGCTCCGGACCCGAGCCGTGGCAGCGCGAGCAGTTGCACCGGCTAGCACTGCGGCTGCAGGACGCGAACGGGGAAGGTGTCGTCATCGAGGAAGACGTCGCCAGCGGCCACGGGATCGGCAAGTCAGCCGAGGTGGCGTGGCTGATCCTGTGGGCGATCTCGACGTTCGAGGACACCCGTGGCGTGGTGACGGCGAACACGGAAGGGCAGTTGAAGACCAAGACCTGGGCCGAGCTTGGGAAATGGCACCAGTTGTTCGTGGCCAGGGATCTGTTCACCCTGACCGCCACCGCGATCTACGCCGCCGATTCGGAAGCCAAGGCCAAGACTTGGCGCATCGATATGATTCCCTGGACGAGGGAAAAGAGCGAAGCTTTCGCTGGATTACACAACCAGGGCAAGCGAATCATCGTCATTTTTGACGAAGCGGCGGCGATCGACGACCAGATCTATGAGGTGACCGAGGGCGCGCTCACCGACGCTCAGACCGAGATCCTCTGGATGCGCTACGGCAACCCGACCCGCACCACGGGCAGGTTCTTCCAGAACTGCGTGCGCCCCCGCCGCAACCACTTCACCCGCGTCGACAGCCGCACGATCAGCTTCACGAACAAGGGGCAGCTTGCTGCCTGGGTCGAAGAGTACGGGGAGGACAGCGACTTTGTACGTGTGCGCGTGCGAGGTGAGTTCCCGCGCGCCGGCTACAGCAACTTCATCAGCCCGGAACTGGTCACCGCCTCGCGCAAGCGTGGGCGCGAGGGCATGCCCCCCGTCACCGCTTATCAAGCCTTCCAGAAGGTGCTGGCAATTGACCCAGCCCGATTCGGCGACGACTTCTCCGTAATCACATTGCGGCAGGGGCTGAAGGTCCACTGGCAACTCAGCCTGTCGGGGTTCGACGGACCGGATCTCGCGGGGCGGGTGTTCGAACTCATCCGCAGCCACACCAATGTCTCCTGCATCGTGTATGACGCAATCGGCAACGGTGCCGACCTCGATAGCGCGCTGAAGCGCCTGCCGCGGTTGAATGTACCTCTGATACCCGTGATGTGGGGCCAGCCTGCCAAGGACGAGAAGCAGTATTTCAATCAGCGTGCCGAGTGCTGGGGCCGCATGCGCGACTGGCTGGCCAACGGGGCGATCCCCGATGACGACGATCTCGACATGCAACTGACGTCGCTGGACTACGGTCACGATGCGCGGTTTCGCATCCAGCTTCAGAGCAAGAAGGACATCAAGAAGAACGGCGGCAAGTCACCCGACAAGGCCGACTCGCTTGCACTCAGCTTCGTGCCTGAACTGATCGACCGCAAGATCACGACGGCGCGCGTGCGCCCGGTGCAGCGCCGGACCGTGGTGTGGTCCCGGTGATACACTGAGGCACCGCGCCTGCATCGCGGTTTCCATGGTTTGACCTCCTTGAGCGCCCCGGCAACCCCTGGGGCGTTTTCTTTTGTGCAGCGCAATAGAGTGTCGTCCAGACGGGATTACGTTGACACTGTTGCATAATCGGCCCCCAAGATGGCCGTGCCGCAGACACCCCCGCCGCGATCGTTTGGGTTCAACCCACCCCGCACGGGAGGCAATGCCACCCCCACCGCTGCTGGCGGTGGTGCCTCTGCGATGTCGCAGACCGGGCAGGCACAGGGACCGCGGGGCCTGAACCCGCAGGCGCCCGCCACGCCGATGGCCAACGGGAACACGGGTGCACGCGACTACCCGCTGGTGCGCCGGCTGAACCTGCAGCAGGTGCTGCAGCGCGACGAGCCCCCGCCGCCCGAGGTGCAGGACATCCCCGAGGAGTTCGACAACGAACTCTCTGGGCACGTGCGGCTGTCCTGGCAGCGCAACAAGCTGGCCAAGGAGCGCGTCGACCAGAAGCTGCTGCGCTGCCTGCGCGCACGACGCGGCGTGTACTCGCCGCAAGAACTCAACGACATGCAGCAGACGTCGGGCGGCATCAACATCGTGTGGGCGCCGCTCACCGAGGTGAAGTGCCGCGCCGGCTCAGCCTGGACACGTGACGTGGTCCTGCCGGTTGGGGAGCAGCCGTGGGGTCTGGAGAGCACGCCGGTTCCGGATATCCCGATGCCGATGAAGGTGCAGATCGTCAAGAAGGCGGTCGTGCAGGCGCAACAGACGATGAAGCAGATCGCCGACGCGGGCGGCGGCGTGATGGAAGAGGAAGAGTTCAAGGAACTCGCTGTCGCGCTGGGCGACAAGCTGCGCGAGGAAGCGGAGTCGACGATCAAGAAGATCTCCGACAAGCGCACCGAGCGCATGCAGACCACGATCGCGGACCGGCTCGCAGAGGGCAATTTCTACACCGCGATGGACGCGTTCATCGAGGACTTCACGACCTACCCGTCAGCCATCCTCAAAGGCCCGATCTACAAGCGCAACAAGGTGCTGAAGTGGGGCACGGGCTGGAAGCCCGAGGTGGTGAATCACGCAGTGCAGTGGTGGGACCGCGTCTCGCCGTTCGACTGCTACCCCGGTCCCGGCACGAGCAGCCCGCAGCAGGGCGAGTTCATCGAGCGCATCCGCTTCCAGCGCACCGAGCTATACGACCTCAAGGGGCTCGACGGCTGGCGCGATGATCAGATCGACGGCGCGCTGAAGGACTACAGCGCCGGCCACCTCGAAGGCTGGCTGTGGACGGAAAGCGAGCGCCAGCGGCTTGAGCAGGAGACGATGTACCTGTTCCTGTCACCCAACGGCATCATCGATGCACTGAACTACTGGGGCCGCATCCCAGGCTGGAAGCTGATGACCTGGGGTGTCCCCGGCATCGAGAACGAGACCCAGGAGTACGAAGCCAACGTCGTCGTGTGCGGCAGCTACGTGCTCTACGCGGCGCTGAACCCGAACCCGCTCGGGCGCCGCCCGTACCGCAAGGCGTGCTACGACGAGATCTCCGGTGCGTTCTGGGGCCGCTCGGTGCCCGACCTTGCGGAGACTCCGCAGAAGATGTGCAACGGCGTCGCGTGCGCGGTGGCCGACAACCTTGGCCAAGCCAGCGGGCCGCAAGTGTGGGTGCACGTCGACCGTCTCGCTGATGGCGAGCAGTCGATGGAGCAGGCACCGTGGAAGGTGTGGCAGTTGAAGAGCGATCCGACGCAGGGTGTGAACCCAGGCATCGGGTTCTTCCAGCCGCCGAGCAACTCGCCCGAGTTGATGGCGCTGTACGAGAAGTGGGAGATCCGCGCCGATGACGCGACGGGCATCCCGCGCTACACGTACGGCAACGAGCGCGCGGGCGGCAGCGCCGACACCGCCACCGGCCTGCAGATCCTGATGAGCAACGCAGCCAAGGGGTTGCGGCGCGGCATCTCGAACATCGACGCCAACGTGATCGAGCAGACGATCTACGACACGTTCGTCAACGAGATGCTCTACAACCCGGACGAGTCGATCAAGGGCGACTGCCGCGTGGTGCCGCGTGGTGCCGCGATGATCCTGATCCGCGAGAGCGCGCAGCAGCGCCGCATCCAGTTCCTCGGCATGACCGCCAACCCGATCGACGCCGCGATCATCACGCCGAAGTACCGCGCCGCACTGCTGCGTGAGACCGCGGCTGCGATGGAACTGCCGGTCGACGAGTGTGTGCCGTCCGACGAAGCGATCGACGAGCAGCAGGCCCAGCAGATGGAGATGCAGAAGGCGCAGGCCGCTGCACTCGTGCAGGCCGAGCAGACACGCGCCGACGGCGAACTCAAGATCGAGATGATGAAAGAGCAGGCTGTTGCCGACCGTGAGAAGGAAGGCAAGACCGCCGACATCATCGGCAACATCGTCCAGAAGGCCATCGAGCAAGCGTTCGCGGCCAAGGATGCAAAAGCCGAGGGCGAGAAGAAGGCTGCCAAGAAGGTCGTGAAACACAAGTACGACGAGCAAGGCAATCTCGCTTCGAGTGAAGTGGAAACTGGAGCCTGACATGCCCACCTCAGCGTTTTTCAAGTTCTTCGACTACGTCGAACAGGTGAACAAAGCCGTCCACAACTGGTCGACGCACACCTTCAAGATGGCGCTGACCAACACGGCGCCCAACGACGGCATGACCGTGCTGGCCGACATCACGCAGATCGCGGCCACTGGCGGCTACACCGCGGGCGCGGGCGGTGGCTACACGCTGGACACGGTGACGCTCACCGAGTCCAACGGCGAGGCGAAGGTCACGATCGCCGACGAGGTGATCACTGCCTCGGGCGGCAATGTCGGACCGTTCCGGTATCTGGTGGTCTACAACGACACCGCGTCGTCACCCGCCGATGCGCTGTGCTTCTACTTCGATTACGGCTCAGCGATCACCCTGGCTGACACCGAAACGCTCACCTCGGACTTCCCGGCTGGTGGCGTGTGGACGATGCAGTAATTGGAGAACAGCATGGTCAAAGTCTCTCAATCCAAGAAGCTCCTGCTCGATCACTACTGGGAGTTGTGCGCCAAGCGTGATGCGGTCTACGAGAAGACCAAAGGGCTGCAGGAACAACTCGACGAACTCGTCAACGAGGGCGAGCGCCTGCGCGTGCTCGCGATGGACAAGAAGGGCGATATCGAAGCCGAACGCGACGGTCCGGCGTGGCTGGACCTGAAGAAGGAGATCGCCGGCTTGGCTGCGGCGCTGCGCTTCACGCCGAAACCCGGCACCTACGAAACCGAGTGACCCATGCTCGTCGGTAGCAGCACCAGCCATCTGCTGCGTGTCATCACGTCGGCGTCGACCGACATCGAAGTTACCGCCTCGGTGATCGCTGTCAGCACGGCCACACCGCCCGTGGTCGACGGCGCGCAGTTGCTGCCTCTCATCATCGCCAGCATCACCGGCACGACCACGACGACGATCGTCACGGGTGCTGCGTCGCTGATCAAGCGCGTCATGGAGATGACGCTGCGCAACAACCACGCCAGCACAAGCTGCGACGTGACGATCACGCGCGAGGACGGCACCAGCACCAACACGGTGGTCAAGGTCACGCTGCTGGCCGGCGAGTGGCTCACCTACAACGGAGCAAGCTCCTGGCTGCACTACGACAGCAACGGTGGCCTGTACCCAAGCGTCGGCAACTCGGCGACGCAAGCCGAGATGGAAGCGGGCACCTCGACGAGCAAGTACGTCACTCCACAGGGTATCAACTGGCACCCTGGCGCTGCGAAGGCGTGGGCCAAGCACGCGGTATCGGCCGGCGTGCCGCAGATGACGGTCTCGTGGAACGTGACCTCGGTGACCGACAGCGCGGTGTGTCGCGTCGCGCCGGTGATTGCCACCGACTTCAGCAGCGCGAACTATGCGATCACGTATGGGTTTGAAGCCAACACCACGACTTACAGCGCAACAACGACCGCGCTGATCCAGTGTGTGCGCAACGCCACGCAGGCGGTTGGCGGCTTCACGATGGACCTCGTGGAAATCGACATCGGCCAGACCACAGACCCCGCGTCGTGGTACTGGGTTGCGTACGGAGACCAGTGATGTTCAGCATGTTCAAGCTCGAACAAATCAGCATCGCACTCAGCCGCAAGGACGGTGGCGTGTCGATCATGGCGTTCCTCACCGTAGGTCGAGGCAGCGTGCTGCCGTTCGGCGCGCAGTGGCTCGAAGATGGTTGGTGGGTGCGTCCCCCAACCGATGCCAACATCAGCAACGAAATCCGCGCGATCCCTGAAGGTCCAGACATCGTGTCGTGGGTTGTGATCACCCCGGACCAGATCCCGAGCGGGGACCGCACGTACCGTGACGCCTGGACCCTCAACGGCAAGATGATCGAGCACGACATGGTCAAGGCGCGTGAAGTGCACCGTGGTCGCGTCCGCAAGGCCCGCGCCGCAGCGTTGAAAACCTTGGACGGGGAGTGGATGCGCGCCATCGGTCAAAGCCAGCAGATCGTGGCCGATGAAGTCGAGCGCAAGCGCAAGGCGTGGCGTGATGCGCCCACCGACCCGCGAATCGACGCAGCACAGACAGTCGGCGACCTGAAGGCACTGTCGTGACGATCATCGTCAACAACGCGCCGTTCACGATTCAATCCGGTGACTCCGAGATCGGCCCGGTGGATCTGCCTACTGGCACGAAGAATATTCAAGTTACCTACGAGTGCGCAGCGTGGCCAGTCGATCCCGATGGTCAGTTCACCGTGACGTTGAAGATCAGTGAACAAGGTAACAATTTCGTTGACGCGTGGTCAGACACGTTCCAGCACCAGCGGCTCGCGCGTGTGGGTGTCGTGCGTCCAAACGCGAGTTTCGGTATCGGTCTGGAGAAACCGTTCGGTCAACAGACCAAACTGCGTGTGGCGTTCCAGAGCACCGTGCCTGGAGGTGTCGCCACGACGGTGACTGTGCAGGCGGTTTGAAATGGCAGCGCTGTTGGGGGTCACCACCGGTAGCGCGGATGCTGGTGCCAACTCGATCGCGACCGGGGCGTTGACTACGCTTCCAAGAACCACGCGTTGGATCGGCACCAAGTGGGAGTGGACTGGTGTAGGTACTCGACCAGACGTTCTTAGCGTCACAGATACCGCTGGCAATGTCTACGAGTTGGAGCAAGAGAGTGATCCGATCACGGCCTCCTTTCCAGGTGGTGCAGTCTGGGTGTGCCGTAACGCCCTTGCCCACGCGGCAAATGTCGTAACCGTTACGTTTGTTGTTGGATCCACAGCGCAATTCCGCCGCGTTTGGCAATTGGAGTGGGACGGACTCGCACGCAAGGCGCAGAACAACTTTGGGAGTGGTTCCAGTGCGGTGTACAGCACTGGTGATCTTGACCCAGAAGGCCCTGGCCTCATGATCGCGTTGCTCGCAGGGTTCGCGACTCTTACCAACATCACGGCTGGCGGAAATCCTCCAGCACAACTGCTATCGCAAACACTTGGCGAAGCGTTCGTTGTTTATCGTATCGCGACTGCAGCCGGGTTGATTACACCGGGGGCGTCATCGAGCATTTCAAGTGAGTGGAAGATGATTGCGACGACGTTCACTGACATGCCCTTCGCGTTCACTCACGACATCACCCGAGCAGCCTTGCTCGCTCAACCCGGCATCCCCAACAGCGCGATGCGTGACGCGAGGAGTTGGTTTTGATCGGTGACTACCTGCTCATCGAGAAGTGGTTCGCCGACGAGCTTGAGCCGGCTGCGGCAGGCTCGCCGTTCACGCTCACGATCACCGCTGGCGTCTACACGCTGACCGGCAACCCGGTCACGCTGCGCGCTGCGCGCCAGTTGGTGATCACGAAGGGTCAGTACACATTCAACGGCAACAACATCAGCCTGGGGGTCGGCTACAAGCTGGCAACGACCACGGGTGTCTACTCGCTGGTCGGCAACCAGATCACGCTGCGCGCCACGCGCCAGTTGGTGACCACGACAGGTGCCTACCGCTTCACCGGCAACAGCATCGGGCTCTCGGTCGGCTACAAGGTGGCGACCACCACGGGCGTCTACCGGCTCACCGGCAACAGCATCGAACTGCGCGCGTCGCGCTCGCTGGGCATCACCGCGGGGCGTTACACCCTCGTTGGCAACAACGTCGATCTGCGCACCGCGCGCCAACTGCAGACGACCACGGGCGTCTACTCGCTGGTCGGCAACGACGTCACACTGAACAGGACTGGTGGCGCCAAGCTGCTGGATACGGTCACCGGGGTCTACTCGCTCGTCGGCAACGACGTCATCCTGCGCGCGACGCGGCAACTGCTGGTCGACACTGGGCGCTACACGCTCACCGGCCAGTCGATCACGCTCAGCGTCGGGCGCCAATTACTAGCCCAACAAGGAGAGTATCGGCTCGTCGGGAACGACATTACGCTGCGCACGGCACGTAATCTCGTCATCACGGCGGGTCGCTACGAGCTTGTCGGCAACGCCGTCGACCTGATCGCGGAGACCGGTGGCCATCGCACGCTAACGATCACCACCGGGCGTTACACGCTGACCGGGCACGACGTCGTGCTGACGGCGCAGCAGGCTACGCCCGAGCCAGCCGCCGACGACTTCACGCAGGCCAAGTACCTCGCGCACCCGAACATCAAGTTCAAGCCGCTGAAGCCCGAGCGCACGGTGATGAAGGCGCCGCTGCCGGCGCAGATCACCAACATGCCCGACGCGCCGATCCTGGCGCCGCGCCGCGGTCCATTGATGGAGATCATGGAGACGCTCTACCGAGAGCCTCTCCTGCGCAAGCCCAAGCCGCCCGAGGCGCCCGCTGCGCCGGTCGTCGTTCCCACCCCGGCGCCCAAGCCGAAGCCCAAATCCAGGGTTGCGGCTGCACCTGTTGTTGAGGCGCCACCCGCGATCGACTACGAGGCGGCGATGCGCGCCCTGCACGAGTCGCACGAGCGCGAGCGTGCGGAGATGGAAGAGCAGCTTGCATCTCTCCAGGCGCGGCTCGCCATGGCCGACGCGATCGCCGAAGCCGAGCGCGAGCGGGGGCGGCTGGAGCGCGCGGAGACTGAGCGCAAAGCCAAGAAGCGCCTCAAGAATCAACAACTTGCGGCAAGATTGTCAGCAGAATTGCTGGCTGACGACATTTGAAGCATACAATTCCGGATCATGGTGCGTCTGAACCCAGAACAAGTTGCCTTCTATCAGCGGCTCTCGAAGTCGCCGGATGGCAAGTTCCTGATCAGCGTGCTGTGGGCTGAACTCGCTGAGATCGAGCACGCAATGCGCAATAGCGACGGGGCAGAGATGCACCGGCAGCAAGGCGAAGCGCGTTGTCTCGATCGGCTGATCGCAAACATCAGCAACGGCGGTCAACAGCCAACCAGAGGCGTCGTGACGCGACCGTTGCGGGTAGTGTCGAGCGTGCCTTTGGAATGAGGGAATCGTGAGCCTCACATCCCTCAACGACAACGAACCCCAGCTTCGCTGGATCGTGGAGACCTAGAACATGCAACAGGCTTCCCAAGCCTCGAACGAAGTGCGGCTCCCCCGCGCGATTCGCGAGCGTAGCGAGAGGATCAACCTCAAGCTGAGCGCGCTGAACCCGCCAGGAGCAACTGACGGACCCGTGGACCCCAACGCAATCCCGGTCACCCCGGATGCGAATGGCGCCACACCCGCCGCAGATCCGGCACCGAATCCTCCAGCGTCACTCAAACCCGTCGACCCCCGTCACGCCGATCCGAAGTATTGGATGCAGCGCTTCGAGGTGATGATGGGTGTGCTCACCAAAGAGCGCACCGAGCATGGCCAGGAGATCGGGCAGTTGGAAACGCGGTTAGCTGAGTTGGAGACCCAGGTTTCCACCTTGGAGGCTGAGAACACCACTTTGAAGCAGAACCCCTCACCGTCGAGCAGCATCGACATCGGGCAATTCCTTGACCCGGAAACTGTCGAGCGGATCGGTGAAGACGAAGCCACGGCGATCGTTGAAGTCGCGATGAAGGCCGCGCAGCAAGCAGTCGAGAAGGCTGTGAAAACTGCACCCGCATCGCCGACCAAGCCCGCTACCACCCGTGAAGACCGTGAAGCCGAACGCGAGCGCAAGCAAGCGAAGCAGGCATTCCTCGACCAGTTGGTCGAGGCGCACGTGGACTTCTTCGAGATGGACGTGGATCCGCGTTGGGGCGAATGGCTTGCCAAGTCGGTGAAAGAAGGCAGCAAGAAGACACGTCAAGACGTGCTCGATCAAGCCTGCCGTAGTCTCGATCACGAGGCAGCGGTGGATCTGATGACCGAGTTCAAGGCGACGTTGGTTTCTGCGCCCCCTCCAATCACTGCCCACGCTGAAGGTGGACAGATCGACGACAGCGGTGCACCCGCCTCGGGAGGCGCGAACGCGCTCCGAGCGCCCACCAATGCGGAGGTCAAAGCCTTCTATGCACGCGCAGCACTCGGCAAGGTCACTCCGGAAGAACGCAAGTCATTCGAGGCGAGGCAGAAGCTCCGCACCGCACTGCGGTGAAAGTCTTCAACCTTCCTTTGGAGTGAACTCAAATGGGCGTTCCACGCAACACAGGCATTCCGGACCCAGGTCCGAATGGCCTAATCAATTACGACCCCGAGGTCTACTCGGGCAAACTGGTCGAGAAGTTCTATAAGACCACCGTCTTCGGTGAGATCTGCTCGACCGACTACGAGGGTGAGATCGCGGGCTTCGGCGCCCAGGTCAAGATCCGCACCGTGCCCGACATCACTGTCGTGGACTACGTGGTGGGCAATGGCCTGAATCCGCTGTATCCGTCGTCGAACTCGGTGACGCTGGCCATCGACCAAGCGAAGGCTTTTGCCATCGCGCTGCAACTGGTCGACATGCGCCAATCGGACATCGACATGGCCGATGTGTTCGCCAACGATGGCAGCATTCAGTTGCGCATCGCTGTCGACGCGGAAGTGCTGGAGACGATCCCCGCCGACGTGTCATCCGACAACCAAGGCGCGACCGCTGGCGTTGACTCGAACCTGAATCTCGGCACGGCCAACGCGCCGTTCGGGTTCAGCAAGACGACCGCCGTCGAGTTCGTGGTCGACCTGGGCACCGTGCTCGACGAGCAGAACGTGCCCGACGAAGGCCGCTGGCTGGTGCTGCCCCCGTGGGCCATCGCAGCGATCAAGAAGAGCGATCTCAAGATCGCGTCGTTGGCAGGCGACGGCACGTCGATTCTGCGCAACGGTAAGGTCGGCGACATCGATCGGTTCACGATCTATCAGTCGCGCAACCTGCTTCGTCTGACGTCGCCCGGTCCCGCGTTCTACGCCATGTTTGGCCACTCAGCCGGTTTGACGTTCGCGGCCCAGATCATCGAGTGCCAGATGATCGACAATCCCAACGACTTCGGGTACATCATCCGTGGCCTGATGGTTTTCGGTTTCGAGGTGATCGAGTCGAAGTACGTCGGGACGGCGGTGATCACACCGGCTTAAGTCGCAACGACAGGAGAGTGACGATGAAGACGAGCAATCCGTATGGTCCGGGCATGCCTGTGAAGACCCCGCCCGAAACCATCACCAGCCAGACGTCGAAGGCCGACGGCAAGGCAAAGGCCCGCTATCCCAGTGGCACGTTCTCGAAGGGTCAGAAGTCTTCGAGCGCGGGCAGTGGGGGCAAGCGGGCCTACACCCCCGGTGGTCCCGCAGGCTCGTAAGGGCTGAAGGATCGCTGACCCCAGGAGCCGGCGCCCACAAGGTGCCGGCTTTCATCTATCTACGAGGTGACCCGTGATTACTGACGCTCAAGAAGCAAAGATCGCAGATGCGCGCACTCGCAGCGCACAAGACAAAGCGAACCCTTTGTTGATCAACATCGACGACGGTCGGCTGATGCCGAACGTGCGGCGCGTGCTTCGCCACAAGAGTGGCAAGTACGTGATCTACAGCGGCGACCCCAAGGCATCCTTGGAGAACCGCATGCTGTGGCTGCAGTCGATGGGACGGCAACCGGGCGCACGTCGCATCATCAACACCGCGATCGAGGAAGAAGTTGTCGATCTCGGCAAGCTGACGAAGGAAGACTTGGTCGAACTCGCGATGGTCGAGTACCAGACCGAGTTGCCGATGAACATCGATGTGAAGGAAATGCGCAAGCGCGTGATGGCACTGGCAGCCGCACATCAGCAGTCGCACGACAACATGAAGCGCGTTCCGTCAACGGAGCAACTGGGCTGACATGCTCGCATCCGTCCCGATCAATGAGGTCCGTCGGCTCCTGCTCGATGCAGGGTCGACGGCGTACTCCGCGGCTGATCTCCTGGGCTTCCTGAACGAAGCCCTGGCGGCGACCGCCAACGTGAAGAAGGACTTCTACGTTGTGCACGGAGTCATTGATCTGGTGGCGGGGATCCTCCAGGCGCTGCCGGAAGATGGAGTAGCGTTGATCGACATCACGCACAACATCGGCAGTGGCAAGGTGTGCACCCAGGTCGACAAGGATCTGCTGCAGGAAGCCAACCGCTTCTGGCCGGTCGACGAAGCCGAAGAGGACGTCGAGAACTGGGCGTTCAGCCCCAAGGATCCAACACGTTTCCTCGTAACCCCACCGAACCTCGGAGGCTCAGCCGTGGCGCTCTTCGGCGCGTATGGCGCAGTGCCGCCCGAGGTGACGGACCCCAGTCAAGACATGCCCGTGGGACGCGAGAACCAGCACGCGCTGGTGAACTTCATGCTGGCGCGCTCATATGCGATCAGCAGTAAACGGTACGACCCCACCAAGGAGGCGTACTACATGAACGAGTGGAAGCAGATCCTCGGCCTGAAGTCCACCTCGACGATCGCGGTGTCGCCCAAGGTTTCCGAGTCACCGGGGATGTGATCCATGGAGTTCGTTGACACCTTCACCCAGCTTCGCGAGGTCGCGCAGATCGTGCGCAAGTGCCCGACAGCGACACTCAAACGTGCATTCATCAACGCCGCTCGCGACTTCGCCGGTCAGTCGCACTGGCTGCGCATGCACGTGTCGATGTCCACCACCGACATCCAGAGTGGGCTCGACGGCGACTACGAGATCAATCTCGACGGCAACGAGGCGCAATACCTCGAAGTGGTCGGCATTCGTGACGACATCATCGGCATCGATACCAGCGGCAGCCAGGAGCAGGAGTTCAGGATTCGTCCTGGCGACGAGAGCAAGTGGCGCATGCTGCAGGATCCCTCGCAGCCGCGCTACTACGCGTACAAGCCCGAGGGCATGTTCAACCTGACGCCGCCACCCGACATCACGTACCTGCTGCGCATCACCGCTGTCGTGCAGCCACAGGATGGCGCCGAGCGCATGCCGAGCGATCTGTTCAAGCGGTGGAGCACACCGATCCAGGCCGGCGCTCTGGAGTATCTGCTCATGCTTCCTGGCCAGCCCTGGACCGATAAGTCCGAAGCCGTCGTACAGGGCAAGGTATTCCGTGCGGGCATCAACAACGCGAAAGCCGACGCTCAGCGTCGATTCAACACGGGTTCACAGCGCATGGCGCCTCGGCGCTTTGTGCGAATCTGAGATGAATGAATGCGAATCGCCGCCGAGTCCTTCCGAGGTGAAGCTCCCCGAGTAACCCCGCGCGAGCTACCTGAGAACGCTGCTCAGCTTGCGATCAACGCGCGGCTGCAGTCTGGCGATCTGGAGACATGGCGCCAGTTCGTCCTGGCCAAGGAACTGCTCAACGGGGCCACGGTCCGCACGATCTATCTGCTCAACGACGAGTGGCTGTCGTGGACGGAAGACGTCGATGTGGCGCGCGGCGCGATCCCCGGTGACAACACGTTCCGCGTCTACCTGACCGGACCCGAGGTCTACGACCAGCCGCGGTTCACCAACTACGCGCTGGCCACGACAGGCGCCGAGCCCTTCCCAGTCACCACGCGCCCGCTGGGTGTCCCGGCGCCCGACTCGCAGCCGACGCTTGAGTCGGGCGTCTCGACAGCGCCGAGTTCAACCACGCTTGAAGTGATCGACGAGGGCGACGAGCTTGCGCTGTCGTGGTCGACGAGTTCTCCGACATCCAACGCGTTCACGCGTTCGATCGTCTCGCAAGAAGCTGCCATTGGCAACGGTGCACCGAGCTACTCCCTGCAGTCGAACGAGAACGCCACGCTTCCTGCGTGGATGCTTCGCGACTTCGGTGTCGGCGACTCACAGGTGGTGTTCTTCAGTGTCGACGTGATGTTCAACACGTCACCGCTCAAGCGCATGTTCCTCGACCTGATGGCGTCGTCGACCGGCGCCGGTATCGGGGTCATCTGGACGGAGACCGGTGGCTTCCAGATCGGCATCATGGCGGGCGCTTCCGCTCAAGGCTTCTCTTCGCTGGCCGGCGTTGCTGCGCTGGTGCCGGGACCGGGCGTCTGGTACACGGTGACCGCGACGATCATCCAGAACGCTGCGGGCACCAAGACCGTGACCGCGACGCTGTACCAGGGCAGCGCGCAACTGGCCACGGTGACGGTCACCAACGCATTCACGAACAGCGGTGGCTTCATGGGGTTCGTCGCCGAGGTCGCTGAGCCGACAGCGCCGGACCCCGTCGTCTACTACGACAACATTCTGGTCCGTGGGACGTCGCCGACAGCAGCGCTGCAGCAGACCGCCACCAGCTACGTTTACACGTTCGTCAACGACCTGGGCGAAGAGTCGGCACCGAGCCCACCGAGCGCGACAGTGCTCAAGGACGACGGCACCGCGATCACGGTGACGTCTGCCACTGCGGTGCAGTCAGGCTTCAGCGACGACTACAGCGTCACGCACAAGCGCATCTACCGGGCGACCAGTGGTGCCACTGGTACGGTTTTCCGGTTCGTGGCTGAGACCCCGCTCGCGCAGGCTGAGTACGTCGATGAGTTGACCGATGCCGAGCTTGGCGATCCGCTGGAGACCGAACTCTACGCGCTGCCACCGGACGATCTGCGCGGCATGCTCGCGCTACCGAACGGGATCATGGTGGGGTTCCGTCGCAACCAGATCTGCTTCTCTGCGCAGAATCGCCCGCACGCGTGGCCGGTCGAGTGGCGGCTGAACACCGATACCGACGTCGTTTGCATCGGCAACATCGACACGACGCTCGTGATCGGCACGGAAGCGTTCCCGTACCTCGCGATCGGCAACGACCCTTCAGCCTACAGCATGACCAAGCTGGAGGTGCCGCAAGCTTGCGTGTCCAAGCGTTCGGTGGCGTACCTCACCGGCATTGGTGTGATCTTCGCATCGCCCGACGGTTTGGTTGCAGTGAGCGGCAACGGCAAGGTCAGCAACCTCACTGAGCAGATCTTCACGCGTCGGCAGTGGCAGGCACTGGTCCCCGAGTCGATCCTCGGGATCGCGCACGACGACGTGTATCACTTCTGGCCAGGGACCGTCACCTACGAAGTGCTTGGCACTCCGCTGACGTTTGATCCAGCCACCGCGGAATTGGTGGGCGACTGGACTTTCTCGGACGGTAATCGCACAGCCTCGGTAGTTCCAGGGACCAGTGTGCCGAACGTGCGCAGCGCCGCTAGCTCCGCGCGTTCGTCAGGCAAGCACTACGTCGAGTTCAAGTGGCTCGGGACGAGTCTCGCGTTCCCCGACGGCGTGCGGCTGGAGGTCGGGCTGGGGGATCCCGCTGGCACCGACGAGCCCTCTGTCGACGGTGTGGGCTACCGCTTCAGTGGGACCGTGCGACGCGCTGGCAGCGCCGCTGCACAGTTCACAGGCCCTGCAGTTGCGACCAACGACATCATCGGGTTTGCCTTCGACATCGACACCGGCAACTGCTGGATCGCGATCAACAACGTGTGGTTCAGTGGTGATCCCGCCGCGGGCACATCTCCGACAGTTGTCGTGACCGACCTGTCGCAGCCGTTTGTGCCGATCGTGTCGTCGGAGTCGCCGGTCCAGAACTCGTGGACTCTGTACGGCACGACAGAACTGTTCAACTACAACCCGCCGTCTGGCTTCAGCGCGTGGGGCGTGGACGGGGCCATCACGACGGTCGGCGGCGAAGACGGTGGGCTCATGCTCGATGCGAAGCCCACCGGGTTCGGGCTCGCGCGCTCGGGGTTCCACGTCGCAGCCGCGCATGCCGATCCGCTGACCGATCAGTTGTACCTCGTGCTCGATGCGGTGAACGAGCCCCTGGACACCTATCTACCACAGCCCAGCACCGCTCCCGAGGTGATGCCGCCCTTCGTCGACATCTATGCGTTCGACTCACCGAACGCGTACACCGAGATGGTGTACCAGTACAAGGGCAAGCTCAACCTGCTGCCACGGCCAACCGCGTTCGTCTACTGCCAGATCAAGGCGCAGGACTACTCGAACCTGATGCTGAATCTGTTCGTGGACGAAGAGTTGTTTGCTTCGATGCCAGTCACCAGCAAGGAGCCGTTCACGATCCCGCTGCTCGATGAGTACGAAGCCTTCGAGTTCGAGCTAGTCGGCACCTCGCGCGTGAGGACCGTGCAGTTCGTCGAAGACATCAGGGAGTTGACCTGATGCCTATCACCGGCAAGCCAGGGATCGGGACTGTTCGAGACAGCACGCGCTCGACGATGGGCGCGATCGATGCCATCCGTGCGCGCATCGAAGCGATCGAGGCAGTGCTGCGCGACACGGAGTTGACTGCGGGCAACGCGTTCAACAAACTCAACGCCAACAACGCATCACTCAGCTTTCTGCAGTCGCAGATCAACCAGTTGGTCAGCGAGATCAGCGTGCTGACCGATCTGCTCTCGCAGGACGACGGGCTGGTGGTGTTGGTCGATGGCGAACTGATCACGCGCGAGCTTGAGGCTGGCGACAACATCACCATCGACAACCCGGATGGCGCCGACGGTAACCCGATCATCAACTCCAGCGGTGGCGGCTACCCGTTTCTTACCACCGAACTCGATGACGATCTTCTGACCGAAGACGGTCATCGCATCCGAACAGAGGCTTGAGCTATGCCACGCATTACTGAACTAGGTGGTGCTTCAAGTGGACCGCTGTTCGGCGACGAACTGGTTCCGATCGTTCAACTCGGTGAGACTGTTCACACCACCGTGCAGGACATCGCGAATCTCTCAACCGGTGGTCCTGCGGGGGATGTCGACTGGAACACCGACATCCAACTCATCTCCGAGCTACCCAGCACCAGTGGTCTCGATGGCGATGAGCACGTGGTGGTCGAGAAGGGCAGCACGTTCATCCAGACAACGAGCCTGTTTCTGGCGCGTCTGCTGACGTCGGTCACCAACATCTTCTATCGCAACCAGAGCGTCAACCCTGTTGCGTTGACCGACGGTGCCAACATCGCGACCAATGCTGCGCTGAGCAACATCTTCAAGGTGACGCTCGGTGGCAACCGTACGCTGGACAACCCGACCAACCTGACGGACGGAATGATCCTGAACTGGATCATCAAGCAGGACGGCACCGGCACACGCACATTGGCCTACGGCTCGAAGTTCAAGTGGCCTGCCGGCACTGCGCCGACCGTGACTGCGACAGCGAATGCCGTGAGTTTCATCAGCGCTTGTTATGACGCAGGCAACGACATCCTGATCGCCAACTCATCGCTGGGCCACGCCTGATGTTCGCACTGCCACCCGCCTTCTTGTCCGCGCCCGCGGGTGGCGGTGGTGGAGACCCGTCGTACAACAGCGTCAAACTGTTGTTACACATGAACGGCGCCAACAACGGCACCACGTTCACAGACAACAGCCCAATCGCGCGGACAGTGACTGCGGTGGGCAATGCCAAGACCAGCACGGCACAGAGTGTGTTCAACGGCTCGTCAGGTTTGTTCGACGGCACAGGCGACTATCTCAACTGCGGTCTCTCAGCCGACTACGATTTCGGCAGCGGTGACTTCACCATCGAGGGCGCGATCCGCCCTGCGTCTGTCGCTGCCGTTCAGATTCTGATGACAAATCGGGCCAATGGTGGCGCCGACACCGGCTTCTTCTTTTACCTCGCTGCTGGTGGACAACTGAACTTCGCGGCCTGGAACCCAGCGGGCACGGTCGCCGTCAGTCTCGCTGGCGCGACGTTCAGCGCAGGCTCATGGCAGTGGTTCGCGGTGCGGCGCAGTGGCAGCGCCTTCACGTTGTGGAAGGATGCGGTCAACACTGGGAGCGCGACGTACTCAGGAGCGATCTCGGCTTCGTTCAACGTGTTCTCGACCTTCTTCGGCACTGACCCATCGACAGGTGGCCGCGACATCAACGGACATGCCGCCGAGGTTCGCGTCACCAAGGGTGTCGCGCGAACGATCGTCGTGCCTACGTCACCTTGGCCCGACTCACTATGATCGCCGGCACCGAATTCAACTTCGACGATCCCCAGGTGATCGCCCAGGCTTGCCTGGAGAAGCGCCCTGGGGATATGACCGTTTCCGAGATCGACGACCTGATGGCAGAATGCGACGCAGGACGGGCTGCCTGCTTGACTTGTGAGGATGGGCTGCTGGTGATCAGCGGCGAGGCTCACAACGGCGGGGGCATTGAGATGTTCGTGCTACTAGCCGTGGCTTTCAAACACGGTGCAGTCGAGCGACAAGACGCCGCGTTGCAGATCATTGCACGCGATCTCGGAGCTAGGACCATTGCCTTTCGCGCACGCCGAAAGGGGTGGGCAAGGCGCCTGGGGCCAGAGTGGCAACGCCGCGGCACCGACGAGTTCGTGAGGGCTGTCTGATGGCTGGCAAAAAGCAAGGTGTTGAAGAGACCCCGCAACAGCGGGCGATGAACGAGCACGCGGTCAACCAGTGGGCTGACTGGAAGCAGCGATGGCTGCCCGTGCAGAAGAACCTGTCCAACAGCATCCAGCGGATGGGCAAGGAAGGTTCCTTCGAGCGCGAGACTGCCCAGGGGCGCGCAAGCACCGACTCGGCGATCCAGTTCCAGCGGGCCGAGGGCGCGCTGGAGAAGTCGCTTACCGACTCGGGCGCCAAGGCAGGCTCGTCGAAGTTCAACCTCGCGAGCGCGGGACTGTCCACCGACAAGGCGAAGTCCAAGGGGCTCGGGATGACGATGGCCGATCAGATGATCGACGATGCCTACATCCAGGGGCTGCAATCCATCACCTCGATCGGACGGGGTGAGCGCGCCCAGGTTGCCGACTCGATGGGTGCGCAGGCAGCCGCAAGTTCGCGGCAGGCGAATGCCGATGCGGAAGCCTCACTGATGAATCGTGCGGGCAACGCACAGGTGATCGGTCAAGTCGCTGGCTTTGGTATCCAGCGCGGGCTCAGCGGCATCGGGACAAACAACCCGACGGGCTCGGTCCCTGGCGGCTACGTCGCACCGGACGGGCGCCAGTTCAACAATCCGTCAGCCTACACCCCGCTGGGATAGCACCATGGCCACGAACCTCTTCGGTGTCGACACTCGATCCAAGACCTACGCGGGGGACACCTTCGCCGCGTTGACGCGCCAGCAGTGGGCTGACTACACCGCGACCTTTGTGCCGATCGAGAACCAACTGATCCAGTACGCGATGGATCCGGGCAAGGTCAAGGAATCGATGGCCAAGGCCAGCACCACCGTCAATCAAGCGTACGACGCCGCAGAGCAGTCGAGTGCTCGCCGGCTGCGAGGGCTGGGCATCGAAATGTCTCCTGAAGAGCAGGCTGCACAGCGCCGCTCGTTCGGGCTCAGCCGTTCGCTGGCGGATGTCCAGGCGCAGAACCTGAGCCGCGATTTGACGACACGCCGCCAGCAGGCGGTCCTGGGTAACCCGGCGCCCAGTGCGGCGACCGGTGGCGGCGCTGGAGGTATGTGATGGCAGGCTTTGGTGTCGGCGCGTCCTTGGCCAGCATGGGCCAGGATCAAAAGCGCGAAGCGGTGACCATGCTCAAGGGCGCTGCAGATGAAGAGTCGAAGCGCAACGCCGAGAACACGATGCTCGAAGCCCAGCGCAAGCAAGGCAACAAGCAACTGGGCGGCACGCTGGGCGCGATTGGCGGCATGGCGCTAGGAGCCGAGTACGGGTCAGCGATCGGCCCATGGGGCGCGCTGATCGGTGGCGCGATCGGTGCGGTCGCTGGAGGGCTCTTCTAATGGTACGCAGCGTCGGCGGCTCAGCCGCAGAAGGAATCGAGTCCGGCTTCAGCATGGGGCTGAAGATGGATCAGATCGGCGAAGAGCGCCGACGCACAAACCTGCGCGAGACAGAGATGCACGCCGCTGGCGCGCGTGCGCAGGAAGAGATCGAGCTTCGTAAAAAGCGTGACGAGCGTGACGAGCGCAGGCTCGCTGATGCCGAGAAGCGTGATGCACGGCAGACTGCGTCCACGATGTTGGGCGCTCGTCAAAAGGAGATCATCGAAGCGCAGCGCGCCCGCCAAACCGCAGGGCTCCCGGTCGACGACGACTCCGTCAAGGAGTACGGCGCCAACGCTGAGCAGTTGGGCCGCATCAAGCAGGATGCCCTGGACTTCTGGTCGCGTGCACAGACGGGTCAGACCGATCTGGCGACAGCCAACCCGAAGGATCTGTACACGCACCTCGTTGCGGCAACCGGCATGCGCCCCGAGGAACTGCAACTGGTGCCGCAGCACATCGCAGATGTGCAAGCGGGGATGGAGACTGGCAACCAGGGCCTGCTGCTCAAAGGTGTCAACGGCGTGATGGCGCCGCGCCTGCGCAAGGGCGTGGGCCAGCCGAGCCCGCACGGCGGCACGATCACGCGCAAGGAAGTCATCGGGCTGGACCCGGCGCGCGATGCCAACGGTGTCGACCACCCCGACAAGTTCATCCCGCGGCTGCGCGTCTACGTGAAGATGCAAGACGGCAGCGAGAAGTATTACGACGCGCCCGCCACCGAGGGTGGCGGCACCGACCCCAATGACAAGGTCACTGCTGTCAACATGGGCAACGCGATGGAGTTCATGGGCCAGATGGGCACGCTGGCCACGACGATGCAGCACCCGGTTCTGGCGAGCAAGCTCGCCGAGGGCGGCAAGCAACTGAGCAAGCAGGAGCAGAAGTACCTCGACGAACTCACTGCACTCAGCAAGCCGACGAAGGTCGAGACGACCGAGAACGTGCGGATCCCCGCTGATGGCGGCGAGACGCGTCGCTACACGAAGGACTCAACAGGTAAGGTGACCAAAAGTGAAACTATTAAGCACCCTGCGAGGACTTTTCGCCCGCCTAGTGGCGGCGCTGCGGTCGGCGTACTCAAAACTAAGCTCGAAGCGCTCGACGAAGAGTTGACCGAGAGCCTGGAGAACGCTGAGACCCAGGAAGAGAAAGACGCACTCAACGCCCAATACAAGGAAGATCGCCGTGCGGTGATCGCCGGCATCAAGCCGAAGACCGGTGGCGCTGGTGCCAACAAAACCCCAAGCAACGCTGAACAGAACTCCGCTGTGAATGGTGCAGTGGAGATCGCCGCTGGCAAGCTTGGGCTGACCTACGAGAAGCTGACAGGCACCTACAAGAACGCCGATGGCACGTCAGCCACTCCGGAACAGAAAGCGAAACTATCAGCGGCTCGTGCGGCTGCGACCGTGGCGGTACGCGACGCGTCGGCAGGCGAAGGAAACAAGCGCGTTCCTGGCGCCAAGCTCAATGAGATCGCCACGACCGCGGTTGGCAGCGCTGCTGCCAAGTCGAAGTACGAGAAGAACAAGGTCTACACCAACGCCAAGGGTGAACGCGCCACATTCGGTGGTGTGGATGAGCAAGGCAAGAACATCTGGCTGGCACCGTAATGGCAGGCGAACGCATCAGCTTCGACGAGACCGAGGTCAAGCCCATCGCGGGCCGCGTCGACTTCGACGAGACGGACGTCCAGCCGATCAAGCAGATCGGCCACGTCGAGAGTGCACTGCGTGTAGTGGGCGACTCGGCGCGCAAGGGATTGCAGATGTGGGACGCTGCAGCCACCACGTTGGCGTCGGTGTTCAGCGAGAACGAAGCTGAGCGCGTGGCCAAGATGGGCATGGAGCGCGAGGCAGCGCTACGTGCCAAGGGCTTCCAGGGCGAGCAACCGCGCGAGCAGTTCAGTACCCCCGGCACGATCGTCGGTGGGGTGGCAAGCATCCCCTTCGAGATTGCTGGCGGCATGGGTGCGCAGCACGGGCTGGAGCGCGGCCTGGAGATCGAGAGCCGTGGTGGCACCCGCGCAGAAGCGATGCGCGGTGCAGCGGTGACTGGTGCGGTCCGCGGTGCGCTGAATCTGCTCCCCGTGAAAGCTGGTGGCGCTGTCGGCAAGGCTGTCGAAGGCAAGGTTGGCAGCGTGGTGGGTGGCGCGGCAACCGGTGGCGGGATCGCCGCTGGCGGCGGCATCGTTGGCCGCGCGCTCGAAGACGCTGCGCTGCCCGAAGGCAAGCAGTTCGAGGATCTGAAGCAGCCCAACGACATGAACACCATCGCGCTCGATGCAGCGATGGGCGCTGCGTTCGGTGGTGGATCCGGCGCCATGTCAGCGCGCACGACGCGCAAGAAAACGAAAGCCGCTGCCGAAGCCAAGGCGAACGAATTCCCCGCAGACAAGTTCGAGGACATGGGCGACGGCAACTACCGTGCGCCCAACGGCGCCATCGTCACCAAGGATATGTGGGACTCCAACAGTCCGAAGGTGCGCGAGGGCTGGATGGAAGAGGCACCCAAGCCTCCTGGCGAGCCCAAGCTGCAGGAAGAGATCGAGCGGCTGCGCGAAGAGCATCCGACCGGTCCTGTGGCCACTGTCGTCAACGAGGTGACCAAGCAGCGCGAGAAGGTGGCCAAGACCAAGTCCGACGCTGCTGAACTGCGTAAGGCAGCCGAGCAGACCACGGACGCTGAACTGAAGAAGGCGCTTAACGCACGAGCCGAGAAGATCGACCCGAGCGAGAAGATTCCTGTCGGCGAGGTCAAGCAGGGTCAACCGAAGATCGAGGCAGAGGCACCGAAGAAGATCCCCGAGGGCGAGGTCAAGGAAGGCCAGCCCGAGATCAAGACCGAGAAGGCCGAGCCGATCCCCAAGGGCGAAGTGATCGAAGAGAAGATCCCCGTCGGTGAGACCGACGAGGTGCCTGACGTCGGCGGCAAGATCCCCGTTGGTGAAGCCAAGGAGATCACACGCTCGGGTGTCGAGCCCACCGATGAACCGAAGCCGGGGTCGATCCCCAAGGGCGAGACCAAGGAACTCTACATCCCACCGGAGAAACGCAATGCCGCTGATCAAGTCCCCAAGCAAGAAAGCCTTCAGTCAAAACGTGTCGAAGGAGATGAAAGCGGGCAAGCCCCAGAAGCAGGCGGTGGCGATCGCGTACTCGACACAACGTCGAAGCCAGGGACGGAAGCGGTAGCTCGCGACTGGGGCACCACGTCCGCTGAAGCGGCGCAGAAAATCCGCGATCTGAAGACCAAGGGCGACATCACTGCGATCGATGAAGCGAAGATGCTCAGCATCGCCGACAAGCACAAGAGCGATCCGAACCTGCGCACCACGAAGCTCAACAACTTCATGACGGATCGCGGCCAGCCGATCCCACCACGCACGACGAAGAAGCCTGCGGGTCCAGACCCAGCCGAAGCACCGGAGATCCCAGGCAAGGGCAAGTCGGCCGACATCGATGACGACATCGCGTTCGATCCCAACGACCCGAAGTCATTGACGTTCCCCAAGATCGAGGCGTCGATGATCGACGCGTCGCAGCGTGAGACCGAGCGCAAGGCTGTCTACAAGAGCACGCCGCGCGCTGACGATGGTCTGCGCATCGTCGGCAAGGACGACCGTGGCATCACCCAGGTTCGCACGGCGCTCAAGGAAGGCATGCGCGACGGCAGCGTCGACAAAGACGGTGGTGAGCTAGCGCTGTGGGCGCTGGAGCGCAATCCGAATCTTGCGCGTGGGCTGAAGCTGCGATCGACCAAGGACGAAGGTCCGGGCCGCGGCATGTACAACAACGCCACGCGCATCATCGACCTGTTCAAGCACAACGATCGCAAGACTGGGGCGCACGAGATCCTGCATCACAGCGAACGCATGATGCCCGAGATCGTGCAAACCGGGATCCGTCGTGAGTGGAAGCGCGCGTTGAGCAAAGCGGTAGCTGAAGCCAAGACCCCAGTCGAGCGACAGGCGCTGAAAGACATCCAGGCATCGGCATTCCGTGGCGATGCCAACGCACGCAAGCGCGTGATGGACGCGATGATCGGCGACGAGAACAACCCTGCCGTCATCGACAAGTACAAGTTCTATCACCTGATGAACCCCAGCGAGTTCTGGGCGGTGAACGCAGCGAACATCATGCACGAGCGCCACATTGCACGCGGCTCGTGGCGCAGCCAAGCCAAGCGCTGGCTGAAGGAACTGGTCGAGAAGGCCAAAGGCATCGTGGGCATTCGCTCGGAGGCACCGCTGCTCAAGGCGCTGGATGAATTGCTGGACCCGAAGAAAGTGCGCGGTGAACGCAGTGGCGCGCGTGCACTGAGTGAAGGTGGTGGCCGCGCACCTGTGAAGGTGCCGCGCGACTTTCAGGATCCAGACGACGGCTTGAAGAAGTTCAGCAAGAACCTCGGTGATCGAGTCAAAGCTGAAGTCGAGTACATGAAGTTGCGGTCACGTCAACATGAGTGGGCCTACAACGTCGGTGATGTGTTCCTGTCGACGAAGACGGGAAAGACCTACAAGATCACTGGTCGTACGTTCATGCCGCACGGTCCGATCAAGAACAAGGACTACCAGCCAACCTACTTCTACGAAGGTGGTAACTCGAAGGGCACGATGCGCGAGAAGGCGCTTCGCGAGTCGACGACGATGAAGAATCTCACGACGCCGACGATGCTCGACCCCAACGACCCGAATATCTCAGCAGCGCGAAAACAAACGGAGACACCTGAGTTCAAGCGGTGGTTCGGTGACAGCAAGGTGGTCGACGCGCAGGGCAAGCCGCTGGTGGTGTATCACGGTAGCGGCAAGCGATTCACGGAGTTCTCTCCCGACAAGCAGGGCGCACAGACCGACCAAGGCTACCTTGGCGCTGGCTTCTACTTCGGGAGTCGTCAACACGCCGGCATGTACGCCAACATGCCGATGCACCACGCTAAGAACGCAGCCGATGATGCCAACTGGCGTGGCGATCCTTTCATTCCGATTGGTCAACGAAGTGCGTTGTACCCGGTTAACCTGTCGATCAAGAAACCACTCGTGCTCAAAGAGCGCCGGGATCCTGACACCCCGAACCGAACGCTCGATCGCGAGAAACACATCCGCGATGCGTTGAAGTTGCCACGCACGGCAAGCGCCAAGGAAGTCACTGCCGCGGCAAAGAGAGCAGGCCACGATGGCGTGATCTTCGAGTACGAGAAAGGTGATCCGGACTCACCGTTCGGGCTCGATCGAGAGTTCGTTGCGTTTGAACCAACGCAAGTGAAAAGCGCCATCGGCAACCGCGGCACGTTCGATCCCAACGATCCGAACATCTCGCTTGCCGTCGGCCCAGGCAAGCCGATGAAGCGCACGCTGCCTGAAGAGACCGACTTCCAGAAAGTCGAACGCGCGCTGTTCGATCGCTTCAACCGCGTGACGACGCTGCAGAAGACCGAGGCACCGAAGAAGGAAGGCGCCAACATCTATCTGGCCGACCAGTTGTTCCAAGGTCGTGCGCAGCACCGCGGCGACGTGCTGGAGCGTGACTTCGTCAAGCCGCTGGGCAAGGATCTCGAAGCTGCCAAGAAGCTCGGACTCAAGGTCACCGACGCCGACGACTACCTGATGGCGCTGCACGCACCAGAGCGCAACCGCGCGATCGCGGCGATCAACCCGAAGATGCAGGACGGTGGCTCGGGCCTGACGAACAAGCAGGCGCAAAAGATCATCGACGGTTTCAGCCCCGAGCAGCGCAAGGCGCTGGACGCGATCGCCAAGCGCGTGCACGACATGCACCGCAAGAAGCTCAACGACATGGTCGACGACGGGTTGATTACCGCCGACGCTCGCGACGCGCTGAACCGCAAGTTCAAGAACTACGTGCCGCTGAAGACGATCGATGAAGAGGAAGCCTTCACTGGCATCGGCCAGGGCTACTCGATGCGCGCCACCGACATCAAGGAAGCGCTGGGTCGTAGCAGCAAGGCAGGCTCGCCGGTCGCCGCCAGCATGATGGATGCCGCACGCTCGATCGTGCGTGGCGAGAAGGCGCGTGTCGACCGCTCGATCTGGGAGTACGCGCAGGACAAGGCGGCGCACGACTTCATCAAGCCTTACGACCCCAACAAGCCGCCACCCGAGGTGACGAAGCAGGCCAAGGGACCGGACGGTCAGGTCAAGAAGGTCGTGGATCCGAACAAGGTCCGCGACATGACGATCGATCTCGTGGTCGATGGCCAGCAGCAGAAGATCTTCGTGCCCGACCAACTGCTGCGTGACCAGATCCGCAAGCTGGCCACCGTCAACGATCCTGGCAAGGTGCTTGGCGCGATCGGCAAGGTGACCAGCGGCATCGGTCGCATGCTCACCGAATTCAACCCTGCGTTCACGTTGCCCAACGCGGTGCGCGACTCGATCACCATCGGCATGCGCGCGAAGGCGCATGGTCTGAGCCCCGCCAAGGTGGTGGGCGGGATCCCCGAGTCGTGGGGCGAGATCATCAGCTACAAACGTGGCGCCAACACACCGGGCGCCAAGATGTACGAAGAATTCCTCAGTGCTGGCGCCAAGACAGGCGCGTACGGCGTGACCGACGTGACGCAGACGATGCGCCGGCTCGAACGCATGGGTGCGCAGATCGGCGACAAGCGCTACGAGACCAACGCTCTGCGTCGCAAGGGTGGACAGGTGCTGCGCACCGCTGCGCAAGCGATGTCGGGCTTCAACGAGATCTTCGAGTACGCAGGCCGCTTCTCCGCGTTCAAGGAAGCACGTGCTGCTGGCAAGTCCGTGAAGGAGTCAGCCGCGATCGCCAAGGAGATCTCGGTCAACTTCAACCGCAGCGGTGAGCACACCCGCTGGATGAACTCGCTGTTCGTGTTCGCCAATGCGGCGCTGCAGGGCCTGCGCAACAGCGCGGTCTACGCTGCCAAGAGCAAGGCTGTGCGCCACGCGATGCTGGGCACCGTGGGCGTCGGCGCGATGGCGCAGATGTGGAACGAGTTGATGGGTGGCATCAACGAAGACACAGGTGAGCCCAAGGCCAACATGCAGAACGACGCGATGGCCGACAAGAACCTGATGCTGATGTGGCCAGGGTCTGACAAGGGCATCAAGATCCCGCTGCCGCCTGAATACTCGTGGCTGTATGCGATGGGCCGGCGCGGCTACCGTGCGTTCTCGCAGGGCCACTCGAAGAAAGAAGCCGCAGGCATCGCAGGCAACCTGCTCGATGCCGTGCTGCCCGTGCGACTGCCCGACACTGACAGCCACGTGGGCGCTGCTGCGAAGGCGCTGGTGTTCACGCCAGTCGTGCCGTTCGCTGATTTGCTCGGTGACAACAAGAACTTCTTCGGTCAGGACATCGTGCCTGATCGACACGACGACATCAGTCCCGCACCGTATGTCAAGTCCAGTCGCACGACCACATCCGATATCGCCAAGGGGATCTCGGAAGGCATGAACACGATCACTGGCGGCGACAAGATTCGGCCCGGTCTGTCAGAGAAGGCGCTAGGACCGTTGGTGTCACCCGAAGGCATCGAGCACATCACCGGCTTCTACACAGGCGGGATCGGTCAGCTTGTGATGCAATCGAAGAACTTGGCCAAGGCGGCGTCGAAGGGTGATCCCGTCGACATCAACAAGATCCCGATCGCCAATCGTTTCCTCTTCGAGGAACCCAAGAGTTACACAAGTCGGCGTTACAAAGAGTTGCGACCCGAGTTCGAGTACGCGAAGGACTACATCAAAGCCGACCAAGAGAACAAGGTCGACCCGAAAGTCAGGCGTGCACTCGACGAATTCGTTGGCGCTGAGAAAGAATTGCGCGTTTTGTTCAAGCAATTGAAGACCGCTGCCTCTGAAAACAATGATGCCGAGAAGAAGGAAATCGAGCAAAATATCAAGCGTGCACAGTCGCGGGTCATCCGCTCTTACTACGGGCAGCCACAGCAATGAGTTTAGACAGCGGACATGGTTGGGATGGTCAAGAACGACGAAGACCAAGCCAGACAAACGGCGGTGCTGCGGGGGTCGAGCGGCACATCACGACCGTACTGGTGGGGGTGATGACGGCGATCACCGTCTGGGTCGGGTTCTCGCTGGTTGATCTTGGCAAAGAGCAAGTGAAAACCAGCACGCAGCTATCGCAAGTCCGCGAAGACATGCGGCAGGTTCAGGACCAGTATTCGCGTGGCACGAGTGATCGCTACACAGCGAGCGAAGCGCGCCGCGACTTCAGCACGATCAGTGCACACATCCAGAAGCTGGAAGAGCGCATCGATCGATTGGATCGTGAACTGCGAGCGGCACCACGCACCAAATGAATCCTGAACAGCACAAGACATACATCGAGGCCCTAGCGGCCTCGCTGACTATCAACGTCTTGGTGCCGCTGTTGATCCTGCTGGCGATCTTCATTTGCGTGTGGGTGCTGTTCTCCCGCGCGCAATCGAACCCCAGCTTCCACATCGAAAACGTGCTGCGTGACGAAGCTGGCAAAGAGAGCGCCGCACGTGTGATCATGTTCGGCTGCTTCGCTGTTACCTCATGGGCGTTGGCTGTGATGGTGTTTGCGTTGCCCAACCAAGTGGGCGACGCGCTGCTGTACTACCTGCTGTTCTGGTCTGGTACTGATGTCGCTAAAGAGCTAATTCAAAAATGGAACGGGCAGATGCCGTTCACCAAAGGTCCGACACAATGAAAACCATCATCGCTCTGCTCCTGATGTGGCCGATGCTGGCCAGCGCCACCACGTTGTGCGCCGACCCATACCCTGCCACCAGCGATGTCAGTTCCGCGGTGATGAAGATCAACGGCGTGGTGTCGGGCAGTTGCTCGATCATCACCAAGCCGACCGGCAAGGTGCCGACGTGCACGTTCAACCCACCGATGGTTGCCGGTGCCTACGCGATCAGCATGGCTGCGTGCCGTAGCGCGACAGACTGTTCCGCTGAGACGTCGAAAGCCTACGCCGTGACTAACGAGTGCAAGGCTGTCGACAAGACCAACTCGCAGATCGTGTGCGTCGTCACGTTCGGTCCTAGTCCCCCCGAGCCTATGCCAGCAACCTACTGTGGTGATGCAGCGCCGGCAGACGTCTTCATCGTGACCGGTAGCCAAGCCTTCCCGCTGAACCCCAACGGCACGCGCAGTCTGGTGCCGATCGCGCAAGTGCCGGTCAAGGGCAGCACCTGTGACTGCACCAACCCGATCATTCAAGTGGCCCGGTACTGCAGGGTACAGATCCCTGGAGTCACGGTGGCGGTGGTAGCCGGATGCAGCTTAAAAAGATAAGAGACCGCATCGACGCATGGAAGTATCAGCACATAGCCGCTGAGCACCAAGAGCCGTTGATCAAACCGACCAACTGCAATCCGCCTCTCGACAAAAAACTTAGCATCGAAGAACTGGCGAAAATGTACGGTCTGAAGTACGATAACGGTCGCGTTGGATGAACTTGATGGACATTCACATTCATGTCACAGGTCCGGTCACCGTCAACTACGGGCTCCCCGACGAAGACCGCGAATTCCTCCGTGGGAGCCTGACCTCTTTGTTGGAAGGACAATCGAAAATGAGCGGCGAACTGGACACCCTGACCACCGAAGTTGCTGAAATGAGCGGCGTGGTCGACAGCGCAATTGCGCTGATCCAAGGTTTGAAGGCACAACTGGACGCAGCCGGCACCGACCCGGTCAAGCTGAAGGCGCTGTCGGACGCACTGGACTCGAAGGCACGTCAACTCGGCGATGCTGTCGCGGCCAACACCCCGTCGGCCCCGGCGTAACTGTCGTTGCTAGTAAGAAGGGCAGCCCCGACAATTGGGGCTGCCCTTTCTCATTGGGAAAAGCAATGATCACGCTGGCTCAACTCATCGCATGCGGCATCGGCCCCACGCCCGCCCGTGCGTTTCTCGATCACTTGAACACCACGATCGAACGCTTCGAGATCGCCAGCCCCGCGATGTTCATCGCCCAGGCCGCGCACGAGTCGGTGGGATTCACCAAGCTCGAAGAGGATCTCTACTACAAGGATCCGGTGCGGCTGTCGCGTGACATCTTCCGCAGCGCGTTCGACGTTGACCACGACAAGCTGATCGACAACGAAGAGATCGAGTTCGCAAAATTCTACACACGCAACCCTCAGGCGCTGGCCAACCGGGCGTACGCCGACCGCCTGGGCAACGGCGACGAAGCCAGCGGTGATGGCTGGAAGTACCGGGGCCGCGGGATCTTCCAACTGACTGGCCGCAACAACTACACCGCAGCCGCAGCGGCTCTGAGCGCCGATCTGGTGGACAACCCGGACCTAGTGGCGCAACCCGAGATGGCCTGCATCACGGCTGGCTGGTTCTGGGCCAGCAATGGGCTGAATCAGTTCGGCGAAAGTCTCACGGTCGAGATGGCCACTCGCAAGATCAACGGTCCCCGCCTGCTCCACCTCGACGAGCGCCGTGTGGCCTACATCGAGGCGCAGCACGCGCTGGCGGCATGATCTTCGGTCTGATTCCCCTACGGGTGTGGCTCGCGCTGGGTGCCGTGGCAGCCGCTGGGCTGCTCCTGTGGGGCTGGGGACTCCACCGCTACAACACAGGCGTCAAGAACACCACAGACAAGTACGAGGCTGCTGCGGCTATACAGCGCGAGGTGAACGCGAAGGCGACGTTCCGCGCGGTCGAGAACACCGCCAAAGAAGTCGAGGCATTCACTAAGGTCGAGGTGATCAGGGAGACCGTTCATGTCAAAGACAAGGCTGCTGTTGATGCTGTGTGGCGCTATGCTGACCGGTTGCGCGACGAGCTTGCCCGTCGTAGTGCCGCCCCCGTTGAAGCCACCAGTGCCTGCGCAACTGAACATCGACGACTCCGAGCGGCTGAGAGCATTGTCGGAGAGTACGTCGAAGTTGTTGCTACGTGCGCAGGAGTTGCAGTCGAAGGTCGAGACTTGGCTCAAGGACTGAGCAACAAGCTCGATCTCTGGAAGGGCTACGTCAAGTCCCTACCTTGACGTGAGCAGCGGCTGCTGCCCGCAGCCACAGGTCGTCGTGCACAGCGCTCTTCCAGCCTGGGATCCACGGACCGCCAAGCGTGAAGTGCGCAAGGAACAACGGATCAGGTTTCGTCTGCTCACCGACGAGCCAGTTCCACCCCACCGGCAGATCGCCGATCTCGGCATCGTTGAGCCAGTAGAACGCATGCAGATCGCGACCGGGTCGGTGGTTGATGTCGTGCAGCGTGAGCCGCCAGTTGGCGGGGTGATGACAATCGAAGAGCATCACGCTTGACCAGTTCTTGCGGGGGTAGACGGTCTGCCGCTGGTTGACCATCTTCCACTCGTCGTGCGGGATGTAGTCGTGCTTGACCACGTAGACCGCCTTGCCCTTTTCGAGCTTGCTCAAGATGTCGCGTGGGTCAGCGAAGAAAACGACATCGCAGTCCGCGAACAGCGCCCACCGATGCTGGCAGATCAGTGGCACGAGGAACCGGCTCACAGCGAACTCGGTGGACTTCGGTGCGTTGCTATGCAGATCGTAGGGCTGGCCACCCCGCTTGTCGGTGATGCGCGTCAGCAGCCCCTGTGCGGCGAGCTTGGGCGCTGACAGCAGTTCAGCGTCTTCTCGTGTCTCACCTCGCACACTGTCCATTGCGACCATGGCGGCGGCGTGTTCGCCGTGGTCGTAACCGATGTAGACCTTCACCGCGCGTTCCTCCAGTATTGCTCGCCACGTCGCACCCGCAAGTCTATGCGACGCGATCGCCCCTCCTGCTTGCGGTTACCCTTCAGGTGATCCATCACAGCGCCGAGTGGTCCGTTGATGAACGGATGACCCGTGTTGCTGAAGCGGCCCGACAGTGACGCCCACGTGATCTCGCGTTCCGTGACCACGTGCTGCAGCGTGTGACAGTCTGTCCAGTGCTGCAGATTGAACACGGTGTCCTGGGTGTAGAGATCACGCCAGTCTGAGAACAGACCACGAATCGCGGGATGCTGCATGTTGAACATCACGAAGCCGCACTCGGGGTACTTGTGCGGGCGATCGAGCCACGCCATGGCCTTGTGCTTGGGCAGAAGCTCATCGAGGAACTCTCTGGGCACCGACGTATGCGTGACCACGTCAGCGTCAATCCAGATCAACACATCTGCCGTAGTGTCGAGTGCTGCGTCGCACACGGCACCAACCTTGTGACTGAAGCGCACAGCATCGAACAGCAACTGGTAGGGCCGATCGGGCAGCACCCCATTGCGAAGCGGCACCCCGAGGTGCCGCTGCTTGAACTGGTACTGCCACGCTGGCAACGTGCGGACGTCCTTCAGCGCGATATCAGGCGTGAAGCCTTCAGCGTAGAGAGTGAACTGGATGCCAGCAGGCCAGTAGTGCATCAACGTCTTGACCATGCGTCGGCCATAGACCTTCCATCCTCTCTCGTGGCAAGTGGTGACGACTTGGTATGTTGTCATTGTTCAACCATCCGAGAAAGCGTCGATCACCGCGAAGGTTTCACGATCGTTGTAAATGCGAGCGCCAAGCATGATTTTCTTTTTGTAGAACTCGATCCACTGTTCGAGTGTTGGTTTCATAAGCTGGCTGGGAGCACGACCCGTGCACACGTCGTCGCACTCATCAGTGCGGCAGACCACCCGCCAGTGACCGTCGAAGTTGATCTCCAGATGTTTACCCCACCACGCCATCGTGCCGATCCGGTACTCGGCGCGATCCATGATGCCGTGCGCTTCCTTCACGGAGACATCGACGTAGGCTGGCACAGTCACGCCGGCACCATCACGTAGTCGCCAGCCAACTCCTGCACGACGCGGTAGTTGTGCGCCTGCTCCAGATATTGGATCGCGCCCTTGGGCTGCAGGCCGAACTTGGTGGCCATGTCGCGCTTCTGCTCGACGATGATCGTGGGGCGCCACTGGCGGATGGTGTTTTCCGCGCCGCGGGCGATGTTTTCCTCGTAGCCCTCGGCGTCGAGCTTGATGAAGTCGACGTCGATGTACCCGAAGCTGTCGATGGTCAGCATCTCGACATCGTCGGACTTGGTCGCGGTGTGACCATCGATCGTGCGCCGCGAGACAGCGTCACTCAGATAGCTGTCACCCGAAGCGTAGGTGTTGCTGAGCATGCTGACTCGACTGAACTCTTTGCCCAGCGCGCACTCGTTGAGGCTGTGCTTGTTGCTGTCGTAGTCAACATTCAGCAGCCAGCACTCGCGCAAGCGCGCGACGGGCTCGAAGCACTCGACACGGTCGAAGCGTTTGTCCAAGTGCATCGTCCACAGACCGATGTGCGAACCCTGCTCGATGCAGCGCCGGAAACTCTTGCAGTGGTGCAGCGCGGCTTCGATCTTGGCGTACTGGTACGTGCCCTTGCCGTTGACCAGTTGTCCGTTGCGGCCCATCCACATGACAAGCTCTTGCTCTTCGGTCGGCATCCAGATGCCTTGGTACTGTTTCATTGCTTCTCCAAGTGGTCAGCGATCAGACTGAGCGCTTTGTGCACATGCTCATCCATGAAATCCTTGCTGATCTCTGCGCGGATGTCTGCGGCTGCCTTTTGCGCGGGGGTAGCCTTGTCAGGACGCGCCCACAGATCTATGCCAAAGACCTGACCCATGAACTTCGGAGGCTCACCGGGCTTTGGTTCCGATACTCCTGACGAAACCCCTGACCCTGATTCCAGATGGATTTGTCTGTAGGTGGCGATGCTCACTTCGATTAACTTGACCGAGACTTCGAGGGCTTCAAGCTTTTCGTAAGCGTCGATGAGCGCTTCAGTGACCTTCATGGCGTCTCCACGAGATGGAACGGAATCTGCAGACCCATGGCGCTGCGCACTTCCTCGAACTTCGCTTCCCACCACGGCAGCGGCTGGATCGTGACGTGCAGGTTGATCTCGGTGTTGGGGAACACCTTCTTCGCTGGTCGGCAGCATACCGACGCCCACACGGCTTTGCTGGCGAAGAAGAACAACTCACCGATCACATCCTCGACCTGATCCTCGGGGATGTGTTCGAGCACGTCGCTGCACACGACGAGATCGTGCTTGCCCAACGGTCGTTCGTCGAGCCGCTCGAACGCAGGGTCGTACAGCTTGACGTCCCACCACTTGAGACCCCAGTCGGCGTGGATGCGGTGCGGCGCCTTGTACTGGTCACCGCGCCCGCAGCCGTAGTCGAGGATCTTCTTGACGTCGTACTGCTTGACCAGCTTCTTGATGTCCTGCGAGTGCGTCATGATCGCCGTGCCGGGGAAGTGGATGCCGTCGGCAGCCATCTCCTTGTAGCGGGGCACAAGGTCTTCGCTCATCCTGTTCTCCGGTAATAGCCGACCCACTCATCGAGGTAGCCGGGTGTCCAGTGGATCTGCGTGAAGCCGTTGCTGGTGAACGCAGACTTCAGATTGATTCGTTTGCTGCCCGACCGCGCGTCGTGCACGACCGGGTTGTCTGACCGCGGGGGCAGCCGCAGCACCGCGAGATCGCGGCACCGGTACAGCAGCTTGTCGAGAACCGTCAGTGGATCCTTGAGCTTGTGCAAGATCGCCAGCATCACAACCACGTCGTAGTTGCGCTGCGGCAGCCAACTGTTCATGTCGCCCTGCTCGAACGTGATCGGCAGATCGCCGCGCAGTGCGTTGGCATCGGTCACCGCCTGCGGGCGGATCTCGATGCCGTGCAGCGCAGTCGCGCCAACCTTGGCCATCTCGATTGTGATGAGCCCTTCGGCGCAGCCGACGTCGAGCACGGTGGCGTTCTTGACGCTGCGCATCAGCAACCCCAACCCGAGCATCTGCTGGTCAAGTGTGCGGTCCCCCTCACGACCGTCAAACTTGAACCAGGGCCTTATCGGTTTAACCATTTCCACGCTGCTCCCCCTCTGATCTCATCAAGCGTCCACTGATTGTCCGCGAGAACCCCCAGGGGCATCAAGCGATCTTGCGTGCTGTCAAATTCGTAGAGCGCGTGCATTGGGTCGACCACGATGTTGACGCCCTCTATGATCGCTGTGACTGCAGCCGCCGACGTGTGCGTGATCAGGATCGAGGCTTCTTCGAGATCCTGCTTCAGCGTTTTCGACAGCGCGATCTTGTCGGGGTTCCACGCGCGCAGCACGACCGGGTTGTTCGGCCACACGAGGTTGCACTTGGCCACTGTGTCCTTCAGCCAGTTGCCCCTGTAGCCCGCGATCATCTCCATGAAGATGTCGGACTGTGGGCACACGACGATGTGACCCGGACCCTCTTCCGGTTTCCACGGTTTCAGCTTGGGCGAGCCACTGAAGATCGCGCTCAGCCGCTCCATGCTCGACAGCCCCTTGGCCTTGCACTGGATTGCATTCTTCGTCACCCGGAAGTACGTTCCGCGCGTCTCGTCGAAGTAAGAGTTGTCGATGTAGTAGTACGTGCGGCCAGAGTCACGCACCTTGCGCCACGTGGCGTAGTTGCTCTCGTTGACGCCGTAGAAGACAGCGGCATCCTGGGTCTTGTTCTTGCAGCCGTCGAGAAACGCACCGCAGATGTCGAACGACTTGCGCTTGCCGAGAACAGGAAAGCTGGTTACCACTTCGCGTCTCCCAGGTTGGCCAACATGCGGGCGAAGGGCTCGCCTGATTCGATCTCTTTGAAGTGCCACTGACCGTGCGCCATGAAGTTCATGCGCTCCGCTCGCGTGGCTTCGTCGACTGCACCGGCACAGATCCAGTGCGGTGCGTCGAACTCGACAGGGATGCCTTCGACCAGCGCCTTGACACCCGAGCCGCTCGACCAGATGACGCAAGCCTTGGCACCCTTCAGGTCTTCGCTGAGCGGTGTCTTCGCAGGGAAGTTGCCGGGGTGCTGGCGCAAGCGCACGTTGAGTCCTTTGGCTGCCAGCGCCTTGGCCATCTTCTCAGCCCACAGGGCAGGGCTGGCCATCTGCGGGCTGCCGATGCCGCGCTGCCCGCACACAAGGTAGTAGCCGTCACGCTTGCCACCGCTCAGCCACGGCTTAAGCGTGAAGCCGAGCTTGCTGAAGCGATCCTCACTGGCGTCGTAGGGGAACCAGCCCGCGCCGTTGTGCCCGTGCACGCTGAGCGCGTAGGTGGTCTTGTCTTCCTTCTGGATGTAGCCGTTCTCGGCCACGATCACGGTGCCGCCGCGCCGCTCCCAGCCTGTGGCCTTCGCATCGTCGGCGCCACGCTTGCGGTTCCACAGCACCAGCAGATCGCGGCTGTCCGTCGGGTTCGTGTGAGCGGGGCTCATCTTGTACCCGTGACGTCCGAGCCCCTTCACGAAAGCATCGTTTCGATAAACAGGTTCGGCTCGAATCTGAACAACCGCGATCGGCATGGTTTCTCCTTTACTTGCGTTTGGTGGCGTACCACCCATTGGGTGGTTTGTTCCGATTCCAAGTACCGTGTTCGTTGAGGTACTCCATCATCAACTCGCTGATCTTGTTGATCTCATCCCACCCAACCTTTGAGCCTTCGTTGGTGCACAAGTGGTAGGGGTAGATGACGTGGTCATAGATTTTGCCCGGTGCATCATCCCATTCAACCTGCCCTCTGTAAAACCAAACATCTTGTGAGTACCCTTCTTTTGGCGGATACACGGTGTGTCCGATAGCGGTGATCTTGTAGATCCTTCCACCATGCTTGTGAAAGGTCTCTTTTAGTTCGATTGAAAGTTCCATGTTTGCTCCATTTGAATGCCGTCAAACCGATTGGCGGCAGACACATTATAGCAAACACTAACTAACTTGTCAAGTACCCCTGTTTTTGCCTAACTCGATTTCCAGGGTACTCATCGGCCAGCACGACAGCGCGCTGCCCGGTGTGCAGTTCACAACCTCCAGACCCAATCGCGCCGCGTCCTTGGCCATCGTCGCGAACTTGTGGATCCACTCACCGAACGTCTGCCCCTGCACCAGCGGCTTCGGGTGGTCGCCGTGCCAGTGCTTCTCCGCGTTCGGTCCCAGCTTCATGTCGTAGCCGGTGAGCAGCACGCGACGCGACCCGAAAAGGTACGCGAGGTTGAGTGCCTGCGCTGCGCTGTTGCCGTTGATATGCAGGTACTGCGTGCCGAGCCCCGACTTGTTGACGCCCTTGATGCGGTGGGCGCCGTAGCGCTCAGCGGCTGAGTGGTCGCACGTCCACTTCTCACCTTTGAACGTACGCGCCACCTCTTGGTAGTTGAACTTCCACCAGAGCATGTCGCCTGCATAGAGCACATCGGCGTAGGGAAACAGCCGGTGCGTGGTGTTCACCACGACCAGCACGAACGGTTTGCCCTGCGCTCGCGCCTTGTGGATCGGCAGCGCAGTGTCCTGCATGCTCGGACCGCTGGCGGCGATAACGACGGTGCGGTCTTTCCACCGCTGTGGGATGAGGCTCATGTCTTGGTGAAGTCGACGAGACGATCAACCGTTGCCTGCACGTCCAGTTTCTCCTGGCAGTCGGCGGCGCACGCAGCGTAGCCTGCGAGATCAACCAGCGAGTCGCGGTGCGTGGGGTTGGTGTTGAGCCGCGCCAGCTTCATCAGCGCCATCAGATACGCCACATCGACATGCCGCAGACCTTTGCAACCTTGATCGAGTATCTTCGCGTTGCGCATGTACAGCGTCCAGTAATCGGCGATCTGCTGGAAGTTGTCTTCCGGTGCACCGTACGCTTGGTTGCGGTCCTTGCTCGTGATCTCGCGCGCCTCGTCGAGCAGACGTTGCCGCGGATTCAGTTTCTCCCCCATCATCCTCTCCTCTTCATTGCGTCCATCAGGACATCTTGAACTGACTTTTTGCTGTCGATCCGAAGAATCACATCTTCGTCGATCGTGTCTTCAGCGACGATGTGGTAAACCCAAACAGGTCTCTCGTGCCCTGACTGCTTTTGCCTCATCGGGCCGATGCGTTCGAGGATTTGCTGTCGGGCTTCGAGAGCCCACCAGTGGCTGAAGTAGACGAGGATGTTTCCGCCATCCTGCAGATTGATCCCGTGGCCAGCAGAGTCGGGGTGCGAAAAGAGAAGCGGGATCTCTCCTGCATTCCACTGGGAAATCGTACTAGGCTTAGCGTCCAAGACCCGACCTTTAGGGAATGCTCTCTGTAGCCGAACCAGATCGGACTTGAAGTGGTATGCCACCAGAACAGGGTTGCCAGCCGCCTCTTCAATGATTGACCGAAGAGCTTCAATCTTTTCATCGTGCACCTCCACCCACTGCTTGGCCTTGGGGTGATCATCACTGTCAACCGCCGGGTCGGTGTACATCGCACCGCTGGCGATCTGCAGGCACTTGAGATCGCGGCCCGCCACGCTGAACGCTTCGATGCCGTGCTCTTTCACCTCGGTGAAGAGCGCCTTCTCCATCTCACGGTAGTGCTTGCGCGCCTGGGGCGGCAGCTTCACCTTCACTGGGCGCACGATCGGTTCATCGAGGTCGAACCAGTCCTTCGGGTCCAGCGTCAGGCAGACGTCCTGCAGCAGCGCCTGGATCTCGGCCTGCGCGTGCGGGAACACGACACGCTTGACGAACCCCTGGTTGTGCTGCACCGCTGACCGGATGCGCTGGATGCCGAACCAGCGTTCCTCGAACGCGCTGTAGGTGCGGCCAAGCCGCTTGCCTTGGTCGATGAACCACGTCTGCCCCCACAGATCCTGCAGCCCGTTGGGTGCTGGCGTGCCTGTGAGGTTGATCCAACGACGCGTCTTGTTGAGTGTGGCGTTGGCCAACGTCCTGGCACGTGCGCCACCCTGGCGTGTGCGGTAGGACTTCAGGCGTGTCGACTCGTCGGCGATCACCATGTCGAATGGCCACTTCCCCACGAGCGAGTCGGTGAGCCAGGGCAGGTTCTCGTAGTTGATCGTGTAGATGTCGGCCTTGGTGTCCAGTGCTTTGCGGCGCTCGTCGGCGTTGCCGGTGATGTGCAGGATCTTCAGGTGAGCGAACTGCTCCCACTTCTGTGCCTCGTCGGGCCACGTGCTGCGTGCCACGCGCAGCGGCGCCAGCACCAACGGCATCTTGGTCTCGCCTGCCATCAGCAGACCGTCGATCGCCATCAGCGCGGCGCTGGTCTTGCCCATGCCCATGCCAGCCCACAGCGCGCACCGCGGGTGGGTGAGTATGTGCTCCAGCATGATCTGCTGGTACTCGTGAGGTGTGAAGCTACGCACGTGGAGGCAGCCAGTCGTCGAGTTGCTCGATGGTGCTAACGACCGACACCATGCAT